ATACCCACAAGACCCGGTTTACAGGTACCCCTCCCCCAGCCCTCTAGGGTGGGGAATAGGTTCAGTATTCCGATAACTATTTCGCTAAACCCCAGTTCTCGCCTAACCCTACATCGACCTTGGACGGTATCGTCAATCCCGGAGCACAGTTCTCCATTAAACTCCTGATTTCTTCAACCTGCCCATCGTTCTCTATCGAAAAGCAAAGCTCGTCATGAACAGTGAGCATGGGCCAATGACCACGGTCCATGCAGTCCTTCATTGCCTGCTTGGTCTGATCGGCGGCAGAGGCTTGAATTAGCCTGTTAAGTGCCTTGTACACGAATGCAACCTGATATCTGTTTGGATTCATACTCGCCCAGTTATCCCACCGCTCTTCGACAGGGGTGTTGAGCACATCGAGCCACTGTTCTTCCAGCTTATCAACGTGGATCACTGCTTTTCTGTCCTTGGAGTAACCCCTTAATTCACGCATGGGAAAACGGCACTTTCTACCAAGCAGAGTGCGCACCTCGCATCTGCGGGAGGCCGTTTCCATCACGGCAGAAGCCAGCGCCCGAATAAACGGAACCTTCTCGTCGTAATCATCACGCACCGTTCGCGCTTCCTCAAAGGGTATATCACCAAGGGTCTGGGCCAGTTTGCCAATACCCATGCCATACATAATCCCAAGGTTAATCGTCTTGGCGTGGTTTCTCTCAACGCCGGCCATGTCAGCAATCAATTGATGAAAGTCCAGATCATCCTTCTGGTACNGGTCTACGATCTCTTTAACTCTCTCGTTATCTCTNGTCGCAGGTGTAAGGGATGCGTAATGCATCAACCATCGTGGTTCCTGGGAGGCATAATCAAAACTGCCCCAGCGACAATTCTCTTCCGGGAGAAACAGGCCGCGAACAAGTCTCCTTATTTCGGGATGACGTGACGGAACCTGCTGTAAATTTGGGTTACTGGAGGAAAATCGGCCCGACACAGTACCGGCGCCATCCGAACGTAGCTGATTAAACTGACAGTGGATACGCCCCTTGTGCTGGTGATTAAGGATCGTATCGACAAATGTTGTGTTAGCCTTGTTGTATTCCCGCGTCTCCAGAATTTTCCTGGCGATGGGGTGCTTGTGATTCCTGAGAAAATGTTTTGTAAAGCTCGGTGCCCCTGATTTAGCCGTATAGTCATAAGGCAACCCCAGGCTTTGAAATACCCGGGCCAGGTTTCTAGCGTTCCATGGCTCCAGGTGGATTCCTGTTTCGTCGTGTATCTGTTTGAGAAGATCGTGCTCCTTGCGCAGGAGAAAATCCTTGGTCTGTTGTGCCTGGTCGACATCTACACGAACACCTCGACACTTCATCTCGAACACCAGCGGCAGCAGAAACAGTTCCAGATCAAGGATCTTCTCGCAATTCTCTTCCACCAGTTTTTTATGGAGAACGTGCCACAGCCGAAGAGTGAGGACTGCATCCATTTCTGCGTAGGTTGCAACGCGCTCTGCCGGCAATTTCCACATCTCAGCCTTGGCATCTACACCATGCTGTTCAGCCGCTCTTCGGAGATCCTCCTCCGCTTTACCCTGACCCAGATACGTTGACCCGAGAGCGTTGAGTGAATAACTGAACCTGTTCTCGTCGAGAAGGGGAGCAGCGACCATGGTGTCCAGGATATTGCCTCTCACCTCAACACCCTCCGAGAGCAGCCATCCCAGATCGTATTGCGCATTGTGGAAAACCACAGGTTGGCCGTGATTAAGCTGGTCCTGGAGCCACCCGAGAACAGCGCTCTTTGCCATGTTCCCGCCACCCGCATGAGCGATGGGCAAATACGCGCTCCAGTCGGAGACCGCAACAGCAATGCCAACTAAGTTACCATCCCCGCGCACCCATCCCGGACCCAAGTCGCGCAGATGAGGGTCTCTGGTTTCAACGTCTACAGCAATAATCTTTTCCTGAGATAAATCAGGCAGATGTTCTGGCGGAGACCAGACCTTCTCATCAAACAAATCTTCTTGATATCTCATGATTCGCGGGACAGAGCCGCCCACAACGCAACATATGCGGCTGCGTCCACACCGTCGTCAGGGTTGTGTTCGCCGATTTCGCTTCTTGATATCTTTATGAGGGTCATACAAAACGCCACATTTGCCGCGCTCACCTCAACCCCTAGATAGGCGCTCCAGAGATCGGCAACTCTTTGGTGTTGCGCTATGTACTCCCCGTGTTTCTTCGACCGCTCCCCCCCAACAAGTCTCGCGGCTTCTATCAAAATTTCATCAGGAGTCATACCGCATAGCTCCGACTGGTGTAGGGGTCAAGGATGTGCAAGGACTGTTTTGCTCTCGTCACCGCCACATAGAATACGCGGTGCTCGGTAGCAGGGTTTCTCAGATACTCCTTATACGCAGCGTAAGGTAGATCAGGCACGACAATTATGTTATCTGCTTCCCCTCCCTTCATAGAGTGTATCGTACTCACTCTGATGCGAGGACGCCTGACGTTATCTCCCCTCTTCAAGGCGTTCAAGACGTAATTCTTTGTGTCCAAGTCGATCTTCCCTAACGCCTTGTGCCATCTTACAGAAGCATTCATCAACAACCCCAGATTCTCCGTAGCATAGTCCATGGAGTAGCTTTCTTCCTCGGGCAGATTTATCAGATTCCTTGATCGAGGACCATATCCTCTGGTGAAACCTTCCCCCGGTAACAGGAAGGCATACACATTCCTGATCTTGACCAGAGGCAGCAACCCCCCTTTGCACCAAGCCTCCCAGTCCATAATCGCTTCATATGTTTTGGGGGGAATACTGGGATGTCCGTTTCGACTGTACACCCAGCCTTCATCCCGCAATTTCGCGGCGTAGTGTGACGCTATGCGATTCGTCCGCGCCATGAGGCACCACTCTCCGTCTTTAAGCGAAGAGATGTCTTCCAGTCTCTGGTGAAAACGAACCTCCCCCTCGTGAGGCTGTGGATACCAGTTCTTCGGAGCCCTGTCGTCAATGCGACTGACAATGGACTGTGCCTGCTTCCACACAGTCTTAGGCACACGATAGGACTGGTTCAGGACTATCTTTTTATCGGTCGCGTTCAGAAAGGCCTGAACGTCTGCCCCCTGGAAGTTCATGATAGCCTGATCATCATCTCCAGTGAAGACCTGTATACGGGGATTTTTTCGCAGCGCATCGACCATGGACCACTGAAGAGTGGACAGATCCTGCGCTTCATCAACAAACAAGGCTTCTATTTTAGGACAAACGCCAGAGGCAACGAAGCCTTCGATCATGTCTGTGAAATCGATTTTTTGGTAGGCCTTCTTGTAGTCCTCATATGCATCCACCAGTCGGGATAGCTGGGAAAAGTTAACGTCGTAATCCCCTTCCAGGCGATATACTTCTTCGAGGGGTATTTGCGTGCTTCTGGCCAAGTGATACTGGTGCATATATCTGTCCCCCTGGGAGATTCCCAGGGTGTCAAAGTCCGTTTCTGCGGCGCTTGACTTGGACCCGAAAACAATTCCTGTTGCGTCTCCTATAATTTTCAAATCCTTGGGACCCATCACATCTGTACGGGAATATCCTCCCGCATGATACGCCATTGAGTGCAGCGTCTGAAAGTAAGGGAGGTCCTTCTCGTCTAAACCCCAATCACCGCACACTCTCTCACGACTTTCCTGTGCGGCCTTACGGGTAAACGACACACAGGCGATCTGGTCAGGTGCTACGCCCTGCTCGATGCACTCCCTGATCTTGTTGGAGTTGGCTTGGGTCTTGCCCGTGCCCGGTGGCCCGAGGATGGTTTCGTGTTGATCAGACATCACATAATACCTCCTTTATACGCCTTAATTTCAATAAGCCCCCTTCTCGCGAATTAAGGCATATCAAAACGGTGGGTCCTCTGGTGTGAACGTAACTTCGGGCAGGTCAACCTCGCCCCGATTCATCTCTGGCACAAACCAGACACGCACAGATTTCCATTGATCCTGGGTGTCCTTGAACCGGTACGTCCTGTCTGCTACCACACCGCCGTTCATTTCTTTCAAGCGTTCAGTAATTTGACCCCGCGTATACAACGTAAAGTTGTTACGCTTCAGAAACTCCTGAAGAGAACTGAGCTTGAAATAAGTGTGTCCCTCCTCGGTCCATGGCTTGCCGGTCAGTAACTCCTCCGGGCTATGGGCTGCTAGACGAGAAGTGCAAAAAACTTCCACCAACTCAGCAAACAAACCCTTCTGTGTTAATTCCTCCGGCACCGAAATACGTGTCGCAGCTTCCAGAAGAGTGTCAATCAAATCGCGCCAATCCGCTTCCTTCATCTTCGCCGGCATCTTGTACATCTGTTCCATACAAGCACGTTGGAATTCAACCTGCATCTGTAACTGCTTGGTCGACAGTTCAAGACGGGCGCCATCCACGTCGACAAACCAGACAGGAGGTTCCGACTCCACCACGGTGAGACCACCTACCGATACATGCGAATTAGCATCCCCCACCCCAAACTTCCTNGAGCGGCACAACGATTTGTTGCAGTGACTGTGCAGCGGCTCCTGCTTGCACGTATAATAATATTCTTTCTTGCCCAACTGTTCTTGGATAGTCACTATTTCCCGGGCAGGAAGAGGCGGTGTGCAATAGTCCTGATTGTGTTTCTCCAGCAAACCCTTCCAGTCGCTCGGCGAAGCCTGCTTGAAGTATATGCCTATATTCAGGATCGTGTTGTTCCTTCCTCCCTCCGGGATACCGAATTCCGTCAGTTGCTGGCAGCAAGGCGGTCCATCCGGAAGAAGATCCTCCACCGAACCAAGCTGGATTGCGGCCAATTCCGAGGCAGAAATACGCAAATTCTCCGCCAGAGACAGAAATTCCTCCAGGGGCAGACTGTCACCATCCTCCGCCAGAGCGTACCGCGTCGTGTGCTTTGCGTTCTGGTACGGGAGATTTATAAAGTTGCCCACATCTCCCCGGTCCGCTCTGACTTCTTCCTGCTTCGGGAAAATCTCACAGTTGCCCCAGCCCAAAAGTGCGGCGAACTCTGCCAATCGATCACGCACTTCTGCGGCAGCCACCCTCTCGGAAAGAAACAGAAACAGATGAGCACCGCCGCTCTTCGAGCGGCAGAGGATTAACGGAAGATTAAATTTCTTGACCTTGCTCAGAAGAGCAGTGAGGTCGAGTGCATAGTCATCTATGTCCAGGGCACCAAAACCGCATCGGCTGGTCTCATCAATGGGGATGGAACCCACACCAAGCTGGCCGGCTAGATGCCGCTGGATACGCTCGACGGTTAACGGTTCATGAACAATCTGGTAGTTGGCTTGCGTCTTGCCGTGTCGGGTGCGATCCAAAACAGCAGTCTGCCCGTGGGTACCGGCGGCACCCTCGAACAATCGAAAAAATCTTTCCGCTGCGCTCTGCATAAAAGAAAATGACTTCCCCGCGTGCACACGGGGAAGCCGCAGCCCTCTAGAACGGAACTTCGTCTTCGAAGGACTGAACCGCAGTAGCATCGACAGGAGGAGCGATCTGAAGCTCCCCCTTTCGGATACTGCTGTGGAGATTTTTGCACTCCTCGTAAGCCGCCATGCTGTGAATTCTCTTGCCCAGCGCCACTGACCACGAATGCCAGCTACCCTTGTCGTTACCGTCTTCCACAGACTTCAAACGATAAGTGTTCGCAAATGAGGGCAACGTCTTCCCGTTGTGCTTCTGCATCATCATCATAGCCAGCCAGAGACGCGACTTCTTTAGCTGCGTCTTCTTCATATCCACGATGGCATTCTCAAGACTGCCGTCCTCGTGGACAATCTTGACGTAATGCTGGGCAGTCCTTACGAGTTCGTTGCCGTTGATCAATAACTCCATCCCGGTATCCTTGTCGCGCACCGCTGTCCTCACATCGGCGGACTCTGGCGACAGTTCGCCCAGAAATCCGCCGCCCGCCGCCCGCGGAACGAACTCAAGAAGCTTCTGGGCGAAGTGAACCGGGATCACTAAGACACCCTCATCAGCACCCCACACCATACCGGTGACGGTGTTGAAAATATCGCCTTGCACGGAGCCATCAAGATATGCTGGGTCACTCTTCTTCAACTGTGGCGACAATGCCTGAATAATCCTCACAAAAGGTATCTGGAGGTCAGACGATTTTACTTCTTCAAATCCATAACCGACATCCGCTTCAAAAGCTTCTGCCAACTCTGTCGATAACTTTCCATTCTTAGCCATGATTCATTCTCCTTTTATCCTAGCAAATGTTCCAATGTGTGCGTCAAAAATCTCCAGATCGATTTCTTGACTATTCTCAACACGCTCTCGAATTAGCTTCTTGAGTGTCTGAGGTTCGACCCAGGTTTTTGCAACGGTTTCAAAACCTTGATTTTCAAGATCCGCTTGCAGTGCTTTTGCACGATTATCTTCACTCATGCCAAATCGGACGCTGACATCATTTTTAATAAAGTCAGATGCTCCGATTTGTCTTAAATGTTGAAATGCAATGTCGCGTTGCATTGGATCTTTAGGCATTGTACCGCTGACAAAAGTTGTCAGGCTTACCTTGTTACCGTTCACCTCAACCTTATCAAGACCCATTTCCCGCATCTTCGCCGGAATCAGGTCGTACAGATAACGCTCCCGCTTTCGCTTGGCGTCTTTGAGCACATCTTCCGCAAGCTTAACTTCCTTATCAACAGACTGAGCAGTCTTGATTAATCCAGATAGCTCCTGGCCTGTCTCGGTTGTAACATCGTCAAACGCTTCCGCATCAGCGGTAATCGTATTCCATAAGTCGTTATTACTCATCTACGTATCTCCTCGTCAGGGTTCAGATTCTCAATGCCGCCACCACGCAAACCTATCTTCACGGGATAATAGGACTTCTCCGTCTTGTCCCACTTCAACAGGTTGACACGGCCACGGTTTACTTCAGCAGCAATCGCGAAAGCAATCCCGATGATCGCCGGATCGCCCATCGCCAGCAGCCAGTCGTCATCACCGAAGCCGCGAAGCTTGCCGCGAATCGACGCAACAACTCTTCCCGGATCCAGATGAATCTGGTCGAATGGCGAGGTGAGAGGCTCCAGGTCACCCCACTGGAGTGCGGATACGATGTTGACGCGGGGATTCTCTTGGGTGACGTAAACGGTCATCAGATATTCTCACTTTCTGCTTCGTCTCTTCTCCTAGCACACCAGTTGGGGCTGGACAAGTGGTATTTTTGGTGCTAGTTTCCCATGATTATGCCAGTGAACTACATATATCGCACCAAGCCCTATGCTCACCAGCATAATACGCTGATGCACTCATGGGATGCGACCTGCTGGGCATACTTTTTAGAGATGGGCACCGGCAAGTCCAAGATCTGTATCGACAACGCCGCCATGCTGTTTGAGAGCGGAAAGATTGATACATTCATCGTCGTGGCCCCGAAGGGTGTTTATCGGAACTGGGCAAATCTTGAAATTCCGGCCCACATGCCGGATCGGGTTCGGGATGGGTGTTTGGTCGCCGTATGGCGCCCAACGCCGCCACGGGCGCTGAAACAGGCTCTGGTGAGCTTTATGGAGCCGGCAGATAACTTTCGCATTCTGGTGATGAACGTTGAAGCACTGTCCACGGTCAAAGGACAAAGGTTTCTGGTCAGGGTTCTCGAGGCATCACAGGCTCTTCTGGCGGTCGATGAGTCAACAACAATCAAATCGCCCAAGGCATCGAGGACAAAGGCTCTCATCAAGATGTCTGAACTGGCGAAGTACAAACGCATTCTGACAGGCTTCCCGGTAACGCAATCGCCCATGGATCTATGGGCGCAGTGCCGGTTTCTCTCGCCACACCTACTCGGCGACTGCGGCGATAATTTTTTCCAATTTCAGCATCGCTACGCAGTCATGCAGAAACAGAGTGTCGGTACACATTCTTTTAATCGGGTTGTCGGGTACAGAAACCTGGAAGAACTATCGGGACTTCTTAAAAGTTTTTCCAGCCGCGTAATGAAAGAGGACTGCCTCGATCTTCCCGCCAAAATCTATACTCAAAGAAATGTTGCTCTGTCACATGATCAGGCAAGAATCTACGGTGAGCTAAAGAAGTACGCCCTGGCGCACATCGAAGACGAAGAATTTATGACCGCTAATAATGTTATGACACAGCTNCTGCGGATGCAGCAAGTGCTCTCTGGTCATACCAAGTCGGATCTCGGAGAACTCATCGAGATTCCCGACAAGCGGCTCGAAGAACTCATGAAATGCCTCGACGAATGTGAGGGTAACGTCATTATCTGGTCGCGGTTCCGCTATGATGTGAGACGGATCACCGAAGCACTGCAAAAAGAGTACGGGANTACGTCCACAGTCAGTTATTTTGGGGACACGTCCGACGAAGCACGGTCCATGGCTATTGAAAACTTTCAGAATGGCGAAGCAAGATTTTTTGTCGGCAACCCACAAACGGGTGGGTACGGAATAACCCTGACGGCAGCCCAAACAGTAATTTATTTTGCAAACAGCTTTGACCTGGCAATTCGAATGCAATCGGAAGATCGAGCGCACCGAATAGGACAGACTAATCACGTCACCTATATCGACCT